GACTTGCAACACCCAATTTAGGTCTGCCTCCGTCCTGGATAGCGTACAAGATTGCGGTTTCGATATCGTCGAATGTCAATGCAGCACTTGATAAATCCACAGCATTTGTTGTAGATTGTATCTTAACAATTCCTGAGAATTGCTCTGGGCTTGTTGATGCATCTCCGTTAACGATTAAATTCTCTTCCCACTCTCTTAAGGATCTAGCCTTCATTATCACTTCGAGTTGCTTTGCGTTTGGACTTGCTATGTTACTGAAGGGGCTTGTTCCTAAGCCTCCACCTGATGGTTGAAATCCTTCAAGCATATAAGACGGCATTGCTGCTTGCGTTGGGCCTGTAACTCTACCTACTGCATACAAGAACTTTATTCCTGTGCTTGCTCTTTCGTAAGTGTCGTTTGTTTCAGCCAATGCAGCATCTTCGTATGCAGAAAATCCACCACCTTTTGCGGTGATTTTGTTGTAGTCTGCTGTCATTCCTTGATTTGTGACTCTTGGGATAAGTTCCACCAATGGTGTTTCTTTTCTTGTGACATCTACAACTCTTGGATCAACATAGACTGGAATCATCCCGTATCCGGCTGTTCCTGCTCCGCCTGCTGTTGTGCTTAAGGCCTTCATTCTTGCGATTCCTTCGTTCAGTCTTTCATTAAGTTCATTTCTTAAGTCAACACCGAATTTGGGGTCCACGTAACGAGTCTGGTCCTTCAAAGCTCCGAATGAATGTGCGTATGCGCTTTTCACGTTTACACCTGTTATAGGTGCACATCCTATTCCTTCCATCTTAAGCAATAAAGTCTAGAGGGTTTTGAGATTTTTTCTCTACGAAATTGTTAGACTTATCCTCTTGTTCAACTTTGCTTTTCAAGACTGGCTTTTTGATCAAAGCTTTGACTTCTGCAAGTTCCTTCTCGGTTTTATCCAATCTGGATTTTACTTCTGCCAATTCTTTGCTTTCCTCTTTCTTCTTTTTTTCGTCTTCTTCCTCTTCCTCAACTTTTTTCTTTTTGTTTTTGGATTCGGTTTCAGATTCTGTCTCTTCAGCTTCTTGATCTTCGTCTACTTTTTCGTTTTCCTCAGACATTTGTTTAACCTCCTTTAATTTAGTTAGTTCACTTTCGTGAGTATGTGATTTTTTCTTTTTCTTTTTTTTATTTCCTTCCTCATCGGTTTCTTCATCCTCTTCATCCATTCCTGATCCATCTGCTCGGCCTCCTCCGGGTCCTTGTTTTGATTTTTCTTGTTTACCTAAAAATTCTAAACTTTTCATAAATACATTGACCATTTTTGCTTCTGTGTTTACTGGGTTTCCTGTGAATGCAACATTCAATAAATTTATTTTATCAAGCATTCTTACTTGCTTGCCCTGTTTTGTAACATTTGTTGATTTGATTGGCACATAAGCAATTGAAAAAGCATCAAGGAATCCATCCTCGATTGATCCTTTTACTTCGTCGAATCTATTTGAATGCCTATTTAATAATGCCCGGACTTTTAATCCTTTTTTGTCTATCAAAAAATCATCAATTTTTGCTGCTGGAATAATTGTTTTGTTTATTTCTCTTTCAAGATTTGATTTTCCTCTGAAGCTCTCATGTTCTACATCGAACTTGATCACTCGACTTTTCATTTGTTCAGCCATGTCCATCAGACATGATTTTGTCACGATGTCATTCACAAGATCTAAGTCAGAAGTAGATATGTACCCCTCGACAAAAAAGTTTTCTCCCTCGGATTTGAGTTCGATTGGTTCTGAAGTGAATATAAAATGTGCCTCTTCCATAATTTATTTAACTTTTTTATAGTTATAAATATTGTTGTTTATAAAAAAAACAATTAAATTTAAATTTCTTTTAAAATTTCAATTAATTTTTTGTGATTTATTTTTCCTACAATCTGAAAAAACTCATTTGCTTCTTTCCTTCTCAAAAGATAAGGTTATTCCATAATTGCTTTTTGTTCACTTTCTAATTCCCCTTCTTTTATATAAATAACTACACTCCTGCAATTAACATGAAATGGATTTGTAACCCATTCACCCCCCGTCTTTATATCCTTAAATTTTTCATTTATCCCAACTGTTTGTCCTTCCAATCTTTTGCATAATTCACTTGTTCTTCCGTCATGAGTAATAACTATTTTCTTCTTTAATTTCTCCCCTGATTCTTGAAATGCTATCTGTTTTCCCATTGCTTCACTTCTTGCCACCTCTGTGCGTGCAATTGCTTCTGCCCGGGTTTCTCCAACATCGAATACTTTGCTAACTCTTGCTTTTATTTTTTCTATTCCTTCGCCAGCCATTATTCCCCGTTGAAGTTCTGCTCGTAGGTCGTTTCCTATTTCTTCTGTCATTCCTTTAATATTATCAAATGTATATCCTTGGATGAATTCTATTGCTGATTTATTTACTAAAATATTTTGGTCTATTTGTTTTTCTGCTTCTTCCCAGCCTTTAAAGAAAGTGTTTTTAACTACTGCATCGCTTATCTCTTTTAATCCAACAAATATCAAGATACTTTTTATTTTCTTAGTAAGATCATCAATAGATTTTATCTCCTTGATTGTGTCTTTGCCTACTTCTTTTTCGATTAATTCTTTTATTTTTTTCTCATTTTCTTTTAATAAATAAATAATTGATCTTTTTAATCTATTTTCATCTAATACTTCATTTTCCCCAAGAATTAGTGGATTGCCTGTTGTCATTGATTTTGTTTCTTTACTGCTTGCAATTTTTGCAGCTCTTTCTTTTGAATATCCTTCACGAATTAAAGCATGATAAATTTCCCACCATTTTTTTGATCTTCCCATTCCTGGTTTTGTTTCTATTAATTCCGCTTTCAAATCTTTTTGTCCAAATAAATTCTCTTTTTCTTTTTGAGTACCACCTCTTTTTTCGTTTTCTTCTTTCTCTAGTGGCTCTTCAAAATTATTGTTCCCAAATGGATTGAATTGTTGTTTCTCAGGTTCTTTGCCCCATTCGACTTCTTCAAGATTGTCTTCTGCTCTAATCTCATTTATTGATTTGTATTTTGTGTCTATCCATAATTTGTAAAGATTTGCTTTTTTTGTTTCTTCTTCGACATCAAATAAATTGAATTTGAACTCTACGTCATCGAACTCAAACTCACTTATAATCTCTTTGTTGTGATGATATTCTTCTAATCTTAAAAGGGGATAAATACATCTTTTTTTGAACACGTTTGATTGTACGATCTGGTTTGCAAGTCCTTTTGAATCCTCTGTATTTGAATGTATTCCAATTTTCCCATTTCTTTCAGTAACAAATAAATGATATTTTGGTAATGAAAAACAATACATCTCCCCCTTATATTCTACTTCAGATATTTGTGATTTTTTAATAGATGGCGTCCTTCTTGTAAGATTTCCACTCACTCTATAAATATACTCCCCCTTCCCATAATTTTTAACATGTTTAATAAATGTGATATATCCAATTTTTAACATAATTTCCTGAACATCTTCTGCTAACCTTTTTGAAACAGTATCATAATTTATTGAATTTGCACCTTTTAACTTAGAACGATAACCATCTCCTTCAATTAATGCGTCTAATAATATTTTTAATTGCTTTTTTGGTAAATTTTTAATCTCTTTAGGAATATATTTTGTATGACAATTACCAAACTTTTGTAAATATTTAGATAAACTTTTATTTGATAATCTAAATCCCCCCTTTTCTGATTTAAATCCTATCCTTTCAAGAACAGGTCTCATTCGTTCTTTACTTTCTTCTGCATATTGACTAATTCTAATCATATAATTATGTAATCTGTCCATCTCACTTAAAATAGAACCTTCAGAAAGATAATACCCTAAAAATTCACAATAATCATCAATTTTAAATATCATTTCTTTCTGTTCTGATTGGTTTGCTTGTTGATTATATCCCACAATAGGGATTTTAATTTTATCAATTATTTTTCCTTTCCAATCTATTTTTTGCAAAAATTCCACTCTTTCATTTTTTATATCCTTAGCTTCTTTTATTTGCCATTTAGCATTTCTGCTATTTGGTCTATAAAACATTTTATGATTTGGTGAAACTAAAACATCAATACATTGATTATTAAAATATTTGAATTTTCCTTCTGTATTAAATATATGTAATCCTTTTGGGTCCATCCATTCCATTTCATGAGTATCTGGATTAACTGCCGCAATTCTCTCTCCTTTCCATTCCCAAAAATATTTCCAACCATCTTCAGTTAAAGTTCTTGTATCTTCAGAATAACAATATCCTAACTCAACTGAAGTTACCCCAAAACAATTTCCTGAAATAGAAACTCTTCCATTTCTTCTAACAATTAAAAAGTGATATTCAGGAACAGTAACATCATAAACCTTTCCTTTATATTTTTGCTTTGAGACATTCTCTTTAGAAATCCTTGAATAATATTTATTTTTTATTTTGTCTGTTTTTGTTTTTCTTATAGTTAATTCCCAACATCCATTAGAATTATTTTTAAATAATGTAGCTGATTTTCCATTTTTAATTAACATTTCTTGTAATCCATTTAATAATTCTTTACTCATGCTTCCATATCTATCATTTTTCCCCTTACTTCCTTTTGAACCATCTCCTAACATAAAAGCATCCAAAAATAATTCTCTTTGTTTTTTGCTTGCATTTAAAATAACTTTTGGAACAAATTTATTATTAAATTTACCAAATTGTATTAAATAATCTCTAAAAGATTTATTTGAAAATCTATAATAATTCATATCCCCATTAATTTTAACTTCTCTTCCTTTAATTGTTCCATTTGCTTTAGAAATCTTAATCTTGTAATCTACCCCCATCTCTTTAAGCAAACTTTCAATAAATTCCTTATTCTCTGGATAAACATCACTTGCACAAAGAACTATCCTATTATTTGTACTCTCAACCCATCCATCACTTAACCAAATTCCCATAAATTTAACAAAATTATCTCCAGTTATTTTAAATTCTTGAGTATCAAAATCTTTACTAATATGTTTACATTCAGATTTAAAATTTAGTTCGTTTATTATTTCTCCCTTAAAATTTCCCGCCTGAGGAATAATCCCCTTATTAAAATCCTTTGCATATTTACTCTCCCATTTTACCTTTTTATTATAAAAATTATCTTGAGAACATTGCAGCATTTTGTGTTCTGGAGTAACTAATAAATCACAAGAATTGGTTTTATAATTAATTAATTCTCCATCAAAATCATATTCTTGTTTGTCTATTGGTTTAATAAAATCAATTTCTAAATCTTTAGGATTAACCCTTGCTACCTTTTCGTCTTTTAAATCTTTAAATAATTTCCAACCATCCTCTGTTAAAATCTCAGTTTTATCATCATAACACGCCCATACTAATTTTGCCCACCATTTTTGCCCTTCCAATAATTCAAGTTCTTGATTTGAGAATTGAATTCTTGTGAATGTTGGAACTTTTCCTGTGACTGGAACATTATGAAAATCTTTCTTCCAATTTCCTGCAGTGTCTTTTTTTCTTTGTTGCTCTTTCCATTGTTCTGTGAATGCTTCTATTTCTTCTGAATTTGATCCTTCCAGTCCGATAATTCCTTTTGGTATTGAGTTGTCATTAAAATATTCAAGATTGTTTTCAATTGCATAAATTAAAGTTTGGATTGTTTCTGCTAACACTTGGACAGGAGCTCTTCCATAGATTGAATCTGTTCGAGGATTTCTTTCTAACCATACAATTTCTTTTTTTCCGAAGGGGACTGGTCTGGCTCCACTTATCCAACCATATTGAAAATAAGCAGCTCTTTCTCTTGCGTCTGCTGCCGTTATAAATCCTGGTTCTATGGCCATTGCAGAACTCTCTTTGTTTGGAGGCAGTATTGCTGTGTCAAGAATTAAGTCATCACGATCTGTCATCATTCCGTAGATGTCTGGATTTTTTGTGAAACACGATCCATCCCTCGCTACAATTTCAACCATCTGTCCAGCCATATTAAAAATTTTATTAATCACTCCAGAATCTATTTCTAAGATATCTCTCAAATATTTTCTTCTGATGTTTTCAAAGCTTTCTTTATTTGTATTTGGATTTTCATAAAAATTCATAATCTGTTTTTTATGATCTTTGACTTGTTCTTCTGTTTTTCCTTCTTTAGGAACAATATCCCATTTGACCTGGCACATCTCGTCGATAATTGTCGTTATACACATCTCGACGTATGGCATTGCTGCAAGTCTTCTGATTGTCGGCAAGTCAGCATATCTCGGATACCCAAAAGGCGGCTTGTATAAAAACATCGGGATATATGCTTTTTGCAATCCGTGTCGAGTAGCCTCACTAATATTAGAAACAGCTGGCACTGACTTCTCTTTTTTTAAAAAATCAAACATTCCCATGAACATAAAATGAAAGTGATAACTTAATTAGTTTTTCATATTATTTAAATATTTTGTTTTATGACACAAACCCCCATGCTAATTCTGAATGATCCTCCCAAACCATAAAAACAAGTGCATCACAATTAGAAACTAAAATATTATTTGCATAATAAACATTATCTTTATCTACTATTAGATTGTAAACGTTTATTCCTTTCTCTGTATAATGCTCTACATCTTGGCGAACAGGTTTTTCCTTTTGAAAATTTATATTTTTTCCAATATTTTTTATTACACCAAATACATATTTCATAAACCCCGTATCTTCCTTTGTTTCTATAATATTGCATTGAGCATTTTCTTGAACAGAATCTAACTTTTTCTTTTCTGGAAGATTTAAATTTCTTTTCACAGTTTTTACAGGTATGTTCTCTTTTTGGTGCCTTTGCGAGAGATTGTTTGTAATGTTCTTTGTGCCATTTCTTTCCTTCTTCTGATTTATGCCATTCTTTTGCCTTTGGTCTAATATTTTCAAGTTGTTTTCTGTTTTTTTCTTTATATTCTTCATCTTTATATCTTTCTTTAAGGTGTCCTTCTCTATGTTTTTTATCTTCCATAAGTTTAAGATTTTTAGGCGAATTATTGAAGGTATTTCCATCAATATGATGGATGATATATCCTTTAGGAATTTCTTGTTTGTTATGGTCTTTCCAAATTCTGTGATGGAGTGCTTCTTTGTTTCTTTTCCCTTTTTGGCGAATATCCCTATAGAAGTATCTACCATTTCCCGAAATCCAATATTTTTTTCCTTTGTACTCAATAAATTTCTTATTCTCCATTTTATTAAGTTTATTAAACTGTTATTTTCCAATTCGTTTGTATATTTTAAGTATTTTACTTTTTTAAATCTTTCGTTTGTATATATTTTGTGTTCGGGGGTAGATTTTAAAATGCTTCCTTTGTTTGTTTCTGTTCTGATTATTTTATTTGTTTTTCTACAAGATTTTTCTAAAACTTTTCTAAACCCAAAAGGGGTTAATACTTTCGTTCCTTTTTTGATATCTTTTATTGGAATATCTCCTTTGTCTGTGGTTATTAAAGTATCCCCTGTAAAACACCAATCTGGGCTCTTATCTGGATCAACTACTTCTCGTTTGCCTGAACTTGTAAGTTTCCATTTCATTTGCAGCAGTTGATTTGTGATCTCTTTTTTGTCTAGTATTTTTATCATGCCCTCATTAAATAATGCTTGTAATCGGAAGTAGTTTTCTGCTTTTTTGTTTCGATAATGATCTTCGTTTACTGGTTTTTCTCCGAAATGGCAACCAGTAACTTTGACATTCTTCCATCCTTTTTCCTTGATCACTTCTTTGAGTCTGCTTAGTGGCCCTGTGCCTATTCCTATTCTATCTATGAAAACCTCGAATTTTGTTATTGGATTGTAATTGTCTTCTATAATTTTAATCATTCTTCCGACGATCTCCATTGGATCACTTTTTGGCTCATTATAAGTTGTGAGCTGTTGATATTTTAATTCTCTTTTGATTCCTGAATAAATTACTGTGTGGTCAAGCCCTTGATCTGCAGGATCGCAACTGATTAATCTTTTGAACTTTTTTATAAGTTCATTTGCGCGTGCAACTTCTGGCTCGGTATGTTTGTGAGGCACTTTTAATATTTCTTCAATCTCTAATAATTCATTTTCAAAATCAAATTCTCTTTTTTTTGCTTCTTCGATTCTGATTAAATTAAAAATGCTGTCTTCTGATTCTGCCGGGAAGTCTGATTCGTAAAGTACTTGGAATTCTAAGGGAGTGAGCTCTTTTCTTTGTTCGTCTATGAATGCTTGAGTAGTTCTGCCTTCTTCCAAGGCGATTCGCCAATCTACCTTATAATGTTTAAATGCTGGATCTGTCGAATGTTCGAATGCAACATTATCTCGGTCCCATGGATTGTACAATTCAACTAATATGCTGTCTTCTGGGTGATCTCCTAACATACGCATTATTTTTGCATGTGCTTCTCTTGAGATTAAACATGCTTCGTCTTTTATGACAATATCTGCCCCAAATCCCATCAGACGATTTGCTTCTCCTTCTGCTGAAAAAACTCTATATTCGCATCCGTTTGAGAATGTCTGTCTTTTTCGAGATGCCTCTTTTCTCATTCGGTCAAGTCCCTGAACATCAATTTGCGCGAGTTCCATTAAATCCTCACTTGAGAATATTAGTTCTGTCATATAATTCCTTAAAATCTGAGCTTGTTCTGCTTGTGGTCCTATTAAAGCAATTTTCTTTTTTTTATAAAATAATATAATTAATCCTATTGCAATTGAGATGCTTTGTGTTTTTCCGTATCTTGTCATTGCAGAAACAGTTATTCTTTTCCTCCTCATAAAAAAAACATCTCTGATTAATTCTTGTTGCTGCCTTGTTGGGTCAAAATTAAAAAAATATCTTGATAAAACCCTTACATTTTTATTCTTGAGGGCTGTCTGGATCTGTTGACTCATTTCCATCT